CTCCCAAATCCAAGCATTAACTGCTGGTGGGGGCGGAATGCAAAATCAAAACGCTGGTCCGCAATTCAACCAAGCCTTAGCACAGCTTTCCGCTGGGCGTAACTACGGATCGTCTGACCTTGGGTCAAAACTTAATTTCCAAGTCTCAGATCAGCAAATTGTTGATGATTACAACAACTCAAAACTATCCCGCTTAAACAGCGTAATTGATCGTGGCAATACTCAGATTGCTGGAATCAATGAACGGCTCGCTACGGCGAATAAACTTCTTGCTGATTTACCAGCTAAAGATCCTAGACGTACAGCTTCCGAAGCATTCATAAAGCAACTTAGAAATGACCTAAATAGCGTAACAAGCGCAGTAACAAACGCGCAGAATATGCAAAAGAATTTCACGCCAATAAAAACCAATAGCCCCGAAGGCTTAAAGGAGATTACGTCATTTCGATCATTCGTTCAATTGCCAGAAGAGCGCGCGACACAACAACTGCGCCAGATTGATCCTGAATCATACAAAACATCGGTTGCCCTTGGCCAGCAATATCGTCAGATGGCCACTCAGCCAGTTGGAACTACTACAACTCCGCAAACAGAGAAATTGCGTAAAACAATTGAGGACGAGGCACTTAATCAATTACGTCTTGGGTCTACCATTGGCGCGGAAGAACTTCGCGGATACGAACAAGCTATTCGTGGCGCGCAGACAGCGCGCGGAAACATTTTTGGTCTTGGACCAGCAGTGCAAGAAGCCGCACAGATTGGTGCTGCTGGCGAGCAACGCAAGTTGGCACGCTACGGAGCAGCACAAAGCTTCCTTGGATCTGGTCAGTCAACTGGTGACGCGCTCAAAGCTGATATAGCGTTCCGTGACGCATTACGTCAGAATAGGCTTGGTGCAGCTTCTGGATTTGTTGCTGGAGGACCTTCCATCTACAACCTTTCTCAAGCAAGAACAGGCCAACAGCAGGGTGCGATGCAGAGCTACATTCAAGCCAATCAGGCATTGCCTGGTGGGTTTAATCAACAGCCGTCAACGGCTGCTAACTTCTATCAGACAACCAATCCCAATATTCCTGTTGCTCTTACTCAAGCATTTAATGATCTATATAGATCGCAGTCCAATTACCAAGCCAGCACCTACGGCGCGCAGGTTGGGGCAATTGCAAGCCAGCCATCCGGAGCGCAACAATTCGCACAAATTGTTGGCGGTGTTGGATCGCTGTTGCCTTCGTTCTCATTCAGCAGATAGGAGTAAAATATATGGGGGGATTTAATTTTAATTTTGAAGGTCCAGAAGCAAAGAAAGAGCGTGAATTACGCCAGAGGCTTACTGATCTTTCAATTCAGAAATACCAAATGGAGGTCGATCCAGAAGCAGCGATGAGAATGAAAACTGCCCAAAGCGAGGCGGCTGCTAGACAGGCTTACGATCCTAGTGCCTCTCCTGTTGCTCAGTCTGTTGGGCAAAGAATTTTAGGCGAGAATGTTGGGTATCAAAAGATACCTGGAACAGATTTTCAGGTTCCAACTGGAACTCCTGGTAGCGTAATGGAACAGCTTCTTGGAAATGCTGTAAACAACGTGCAGGGATTGAGAAATGTTGCCGATGCAGAAACAGATCCAACTAGGAAAAGAATTTTTCAGGGGATTGCTGACTCGGCAGAGCAAGGATTAAAAACAAAGGCAAAGGAACTATCCGCAGCCGATCTTTCATTTGAAAGCAATGTTGCGGCTGGACTGCGTTATGCAGATCAATTTGATAAAACAATTGATAAGTATGGAACCTTTGAATTGGTTGATCCAAAGGGATCTGCACAGCTTGGACAAATTCCATACCAGATGGCAATTGCTTACGCCAAGGTTGCTGATCCTTCGTCTGTCGCAAGGGAAGGCGAAGTGGCAGCAGCTCAAAAATATCTTATCCCAACAGGTCTATTGACAAGAAATGAAACAGCAAAAGCAGCGATAGCTGGATATAAAAAAGACTTGCAGGATAGGCTTGAGCAATACACAAGAATTTCTGGAAGAAAGGTAAATATATCTAATCCATACGAGGATCAATCAGCATCACTTGGTATGGGATCAATCCAGCAAGCACAGCCACAACAAGCACAGCAACAGACATCACAACAAGTAAATTACATATTCCAAAACGGCAAGTTAGTGCCGGTTAAGTAATGGCTATTAACGTAAGGGACGACGTACTCGGAATTACAAGTTTTCCGGATGGAACTCCGGAAAACGTAATTACATCATCCATTCAAGAGGCAAGGGATCGGGCGCAACAAATACAGCGTGAATCTGAAACGCAAGGGGCTGGAGAAAATGCATTGCGACAAGTCCAGCTTGCAGAACGAGCCGCAATCAACCCAACCACAGTTGGTGGTGCAGTTGGTGCTGGGATTGGAGCTTTGGTTGGTGGTGTTGGAGCAGTTCCAGGTGCGGCCGCCGGAGCATTGGCAGGAAACCTTACTGATTTAGCTCTTCAGGCATACAACGCTTACGCTGATAAGGCGGGAGCAGGTAAGGCAGTTTCATTTACTGATTTTCTTGATAATGTTAAAAATGCGATGGGACTGCCAAAGCCAGTAACCCCGCAGGAGCGCATAGCAGAACGAGGGATTGAGGCTGTTTCTGGAATGGCTACGCCAATAGCTGCTGGTCAAATGATGGCAAAGTCTGCAATTCCAGCAGTAAGAACAGTCGGGAATATACTAGCTGCTGAACCAATGGCTCAAATTGCTCCAACCATACTTGGTGCAGGGGCTGGGGCTGGAGTTGCAGAGGCTGGAGGTGGAAAGGGACAGCAAGCTTTGGCTGAAATCGCTGGATCTCTTGGTCCTTCGGCAGTTGGAGTTGGTGCAAAGGGATTGAGATACGCCTTGGCCGGAGGCAAGGCTCCGCAGGAAGTTGCTGGAAATATAGCAAGATTTGCAGAGGCAGGTGTTCCAATTTCATACGGACAGGCAACAAGGGCTGGATTACCACAATATGTCGAAAGGGCTATTGAGAAAATACCTTTATCCTCAACTGAATATAAAAAGTTTGGCGAGGCACAGCAAAAGGCTGTTGGGTCAAAAGTTGAAGAAATAAGAAAGTCTATCTCTAAAGCGACAGAGCCAAGTACAGCAGGGCGAGCAATGCAACGTGGATTTGAGGCTCCTTCTGCACCGCTTGAGCTTCCTGGTGGTGGAAAACTTGCTGGATTACAAGGTGGATTATCAGCAAGAGCAAAAGTAACAAACGAAAGACTTTATTCAAATCTTGAAAATCTTATTCCACAGCAGAAACCAATAAGTTCAGATAATACAGTTAAATTCCTTGATGAGTTTGGCAAGCAAAAGCCAGGCATGGAAGAATTGACTGGATCGGAATTACTAAACAAGCCAATCATGCGTGATTTCAGGGAAAGATACGATGCCCAACTCAAGAAAAGCAATGGCAAGACAACATTTTCAGTTCTCAAAAATTTACGCACTGATATTGGACAGCAATTAGACAGAGTTTCTTTAGCTCCAAATCCTGAAGAAGCACAAATACAAGGCTTATTTGGTGCAATTTCAGAAGATATGAAGCAAGCCGCAATGAATGAGGGCAAGAGCGCGTACAATGCATTCCTTCGAGCCAATGCATACAATCGCGCGTATCACGAAAGAGTGGCTAGAATCAATTCAATTATTCAGCAAAAGAATCCAGAAGGAGCATATAAGGACGCATTTAGCGAAATTAGGGCTGGCGGTACTAAAATTGGAGCAATCCTAAACAGCGTTCCAAAAGAAGATCAAAAAGAGGTTGTTGGTGCTTTTATTGCTAGAATGGGCAAGGCTCCGGCAGGACAGCAGGATGTGGCTGGACAGGTATTTGATACAACCACGTTTTACAGGAATTGGCAGAACATGAACGTGGATGCCAAGAATAAGCTATTTAGCAGGTTCGGTGGTCAATTCAGGCGTGATATGGACAATATTGCCGGAATCATCAATACAATAAGTGAACAAAGGGGCGTGCTAGCAAATCCATCTGGAACAACACAAACAATGGTTCCTCCGGCAACAATGTTTGGAGTCATGGGATCTATTGCTGCTGGAAAGTTTGGTTTTGCTTCTGGAATTATTTCAACAATCATGATAAGCAGTGGTGCATCAAAATTATTTACAAGCCCTAAATTTGTCCATTGGCTTGCAAAGAATATTGAAGTCCCCACTCAGGGTGTTCCAGCCGCAATAAACAACCTTGAGCAACTTGCACTAGATAACGAAGACTCCGAAATGGCGAAATTTGCTGAAGAGTTAAAGAAACAGGCTGGAAAATAATATGGCATCGTTTCAAGTATATGGAGCTGAAAGGCAATCAAACTTTCTACCAAAAAAGATTGAAAGAGATGTCATGGATACTTCCATAAGGCGCGAAATTGAAACTCCTAAAAATGAAATGCTACAAAAAATGAAAGAAGCAATACCAGCAACACCGGCAGAGCTTGATCCGCTCATTTCAGCTGCCATGAAGACAGTGGATTTTGAGGGAAGACGAGATAAAAATGGAAATCTTGCTGTCTATAAGTTGCCATCCGGAGATATGGGTGGAAATTATGAAGTAGCTGGAATTAACGACAAATATCATCCGGATGCATTCAAAGCAATATCCTCATTATCTCCAAGCAAAAGAGATCAAGCCGCGGCCGAATATGTTGTTCAATACACCGCACCATTTACACAAAAACTTCCAGATGCAATCCGTCCATTCGCGCAGGATCTTGCATTTAATCGTGGCGTGGGCGGTGCAACAAAGTACATGCAACAAGCGTTAAACAATCTTGGCGTTCCAGTAAAGGTTGATGGTGCTATTGGACCGCAAACTATTGGTGCGATTAACAAGGTTGATCCAAAAAGCCTAATGCTTGAAACAAGCAAAGCACAATGGAACGATGAGTTACGGATGGCAACACAAAATCCAGACAGGAAGAAATTCCTGAATGGATTACAAAACAGGATTAACAATAGATTCTCTTTGTTTGGTGGTTGAAAATTATTTTGCCTTGAGAGTAGTACATCCAGCAACAACCGCTGGACGCGTACCAGCAAACACGCCATCAACATAAACAACAGTGGATTTATTTGAAATGAATGACTCGCCAGCCCTTACAGTTGTGCCATGAGCCGTAAGATAAGAGCATCCGGCTTGCTGAATAACGCCTGTAGGTGTGAAAAAGGTTGTTCCTGCTTGGATAATTGCTCCTCCAGAGCCAACTGCAACATTGCCAGCGCGAGCGAAGGCTCCGCTACCCTCATAAACACCACCAGTGACAGCGTCAATGGCATCGAGAGCTTCTTGGGCGTTGATTGTGGACGTTGCGATAATGAGACTTAATAATATTTGTGTTGTTTTCATGTAAAAAGTATCTAGCACAAACCAATGTACGTCAAGCATGAAAATTAAGCTGTCCCCACGCCAAATTGGAGCAGTCGGAGTGTCAAGAGTGATGAGTTCGCTTTTAAGATGTGGCTACAATGTGCTTACTCCAATGGAGGACTTTTCCGGATACGATTTAGTGGCTGAAAAAGATGGAAAGTTTTTCCGCATTCAAGTTAAAACAGCACAGAATATGGAACCTGGTAGAACCAGATATAGGTTCACAACATCTTGTGGATCTGGTTACAATTCACCCAAGAAATTGATTACAGGCGTGGATTATGTGGCGTGCTGGGCAATGAATGATGACGTTTTTTGGTTGCTACCAATTGCAAGATGCAAGAGTGTTACAACGCTTCTATGCCCATCAACAGGGCAAAGCTGGCGTGTATTTCAGAATCTATGAACGATTCAGAAGCTTGGCAGATATTCGAGGATGCTATGCGTGATGTTGAGTCTTTTGATGAGGCAATGGACTGGCTCAATAAACATCCGCATATTAAAGAAAATCTTACTGTTTTTGAAATGATGAGACAATTTAATAAGACTATTAGTGAGGCTAATAAGTATTACAAGAACTAAATAATAGTTATTTTTGTTATTGACCGATATTGGCTGAATCCCTAGCCATAGCTGGATGAAAAAGAATCCAGCATCTATACAAATCAGCGAGCTTGGCTGGAAGTTTCAAAAGCAGTTTTTCTCAATTATTTTTGGCTCCCTATGCATGGAGTCAAAAAGCAGATCGTTTACTATCTCGAATAAAGCCATGAATGAGTTCATGGATGAATGCTCCAAAAACGGACCCGCTCATTTTCATGTTGACGGAGATGAGACAACTGACCTAACAATGAGCGTCACATGGGAAAAATAAACAGCAGGGCAAAGGGTGCGGCTGGCGAGCGTGAGTTGGCAAGCTACTTGCGAGAGCAGGGCTGGCAGAAAGCTAGGCGCACACAGCAATACGCGGGCAATCCTGAAGGCGGTAGCGGGGATGTTGTTTGCGAGAACTTTCCTTTCCACATAGAGGGCAAGCGTTGCGAGGCATTGAAGCCGGAGGAATGGATGGTACAGGCAAAGAAGGATTGTCCGGAAGGCAAGATTCCAGCCGTATTCTTTCGGCGTAATGGACGCAAAGAATGGTTGGTTGTTTTAACTGCTGATGATGTTTGCGAATTAGCTAGACAGATCGCACCAGCAAATGTGAAGATTGAATATGCACAAAGCAAGCCAACCCATACATCAGTCGGGGCAGGCTTTTGGGTGCATAGTCCAGACCAACTTAACCCCACATACATACAACCAATAAACCCAAACAAATAAAGGAGATACTACAATGGCACTAACCCTAAGTGAATCGCAGAAATCAGAACGCAAGTTGCCCGAAGCCGGAGCAACTGTTGGCGTTCTTTATAGCTTGGTCGATCTAGGCCACCAGAAGACAAACTGGGACAACCAAGAAAAGTGGACTCCAAAAGTTCGCCTAACATTTGAGTTGCCAGATCAGACCGATGAGTTCGAGGTTGAGGAGAATGGAAAACGTACCAAGGTTAGCAAGCCCATGGTTGTTTCCATTGAGCAAACCAGAAGCCTTGGTGAGAAAGCCAGCCTTCGCAAACTTCTTGAGCAGTGGAGAGGTCAAACTTTCACGCAGAAAGAATTGCAAGCATTCAGCCTAAAGAACCTATTGGGTAAGCCAGCTATGCTCACGCTGATCCACAAGACCAGCCAGCAGGGACGTAACTATTGTGCTATTGCAGGAGCATCCAAGTTACCGAAGGGCATGACTGCTCCAGCTACCACATCAAACTCTCAACTCTATTATGAGATTGAGCAGGGCGAAGGTGGCCAGTTTAGTGATATGCCAGAATGGTTGCAGGAAAAGATTCGCGCATCCAAGGAGTTTGCTTCCGCTTCAAGCAAGCCAAAGACTTCAAAAGTTGAGCTTGATGAAAACGGCAACGCAATGCCGTTCTAATGAGTAATAAAAATTGGGTAGATCAAGACGCATTTGCAAGCGACACTCAACCTGGTTTAACAAAACTAGAATATACGGCGATACATATATTTGCATCCGCATTGTCTGGAAGGCAAAAATTATTTGAAAATGCTGATTATTCTGACGAAACAATCAATAAAGTTGAAGCTATAGCAAAAATGTCTTGGAAATTTGCAAGAGAACTTGAAGTTGATTTTGAAAGAGAGGAGTGGGAAAATTAAATGGCATTAACAATCACATCAAAAGAGCCTACCCAATCCCGCTTGGTTCTATCCCAAGATAGCGGGCATTGGTACACGGCTGAAGGAGAGTCTGCTCACGTTGTCATTGGGAAGAATGGCAACGAACGGAATACAACTGTAGCTGATGCTCGTAAGATGGGGCTTTATCCAAGCGTTACTTCAATCTTGGGCATTATGGATAAGCCTCAACTTACGAACTGGAAAATTGAACAGGCAATCATGTCTTCATTGACATTGCCAAAGGAGGAAAATGAAACGCTCGAAGAATACGCAAAGCGTGTCGTCAAAGACTCGCGGGAGTCAACAAAGAAAGCTGCGGAGCATGGGAGCCTCATGCACGAATGCATGGAGGACATCCTCCTTGGAAGAGCTGTTTCCACAGATGAAACACTTGCTCCGTACATCAAGACGTTCAAAGAATGGGCAGAAAAAAACGTTGAGAAAACCTACTGGTGCGAAAAAGCTTTGGTCGGTGCTGGTTACGCTGGAAGATGCGATGCCTATGTAAAGTTAAAAGGAATTGGAGATGCGATCATTGACTTGAAAAATAGAAAGGTCAATCCTCGTTATGAGCCATTCTTTGAGACTGATGTTGCCCAATTGTGGGCTTACAGGTCGGCAAGCGAAAATCCTAAATGCTATTGCGTTTCGGTTGTTCTTGCGTCAAACGATGCAAGCAAATTGATTACCAAAACTTGGGATGATGATGAACTTTATCAAGCCGGAATAGCTTTCTGTGCGATGCAGAAAGTATGGGCTTGGGTCAAGAATTATACTCCTCCAGGCATGAAGTTATGACAGCACCGACGATCCAAGAAATGGGTAACGCCGCGCAAGAGATTGTATGGCGAGTAATGGGCAAGGGATCGGATAAGTCTGGTTATGGAGATTGGCTGGAGAAGGATCGGCCTACGCACGATTACCATATTGCCAGAGCGATTCGCCACCTAGCAACAGCGCAGATGCAACTTCACAAATCAACGCCTTGTCCAGATGCCAACGGAGAAACAAGTATTGACCATCTTGAGCGTGCGCTGGTAAGGTCGCTGTTCGTGTTAGCACAAATAAGAAAGGAAGTACCAAGACTATGAGATGGCTTAAAAAAGAATTTGACGAAGACGGAAAGCCAGAGTGGGCTGTTTACATTGACGAGGCTGGAGAAGGCAGAGAAGAGGATTGGTCTCACTTCGACACCTACCCAACGCGAGAAGAAGCAATCGAGGGTTGTAAACATATCACTTGGGAAGACTACGATAGGAATGACAAATGAAAAAGGGATTAGTAACGCAGGCGTTCGGTGATGACTGGAAGAAAATCCTAGAGCTTACGCAGCCGAGGATGGAGGCTTACTGCAAGCGTCACAAGATTGATTTCATGGCATTGGAGAAACCTTTGGTCGAGCCAGTGCAGTACAGTAAATCCGCAATCGGTAACATCATGGCAACAAAAGGCTACGAACAGATTACGTTTGTTGACTGCGATGTTTTGATTGCACACGACTGTGATGAGATTGGTGCTGAAGTTGAAATGTTTTCTGCATTCGACGAAGGTTCTTATTTGGATCGCAAATATGAGATGGGCAAGCTTGCCAGTGCATTTGGTGCAAGGATTGATCCAAGATTCTATGTCAACACTGGCGTGTTTGTAATCTCATCCAAAGCTGTTGGCGTATTGTCAATGCCTCCGCTTGGATTGTTGCCTAACCACTTTGCCGAGCAGACCTGGATGAACATAATGATTCATCTGTGGAATGTCCCTCTGGATAATCTTGACCCAGCCTATAACTGTATGACCAGCGTTGAGTCGCATTTTGGGTTGGATCGGCACAAGGACGCATTCTGCATTCACTACGCTGGGCAATCGAATGATATGGTTAAGCTTGCCGAGCAGATCAAAGCTGACGATGCAAAGCTAGTTGAGCTAGGACGATGACCGAGATTAAAGTCGTCGAGGAGTGCGGAAAGTTCCGACTTCATACGATGGCTGGCAACGTGATTGGTCCTCGCCTGTGGGGATCTAGGCCACCAAAAGGATTTCCGCCGCTCACTGATTTATTCGATTCACAAGAAGAAGCAGATTTAGCTTGTCAGGAATGGAACGATTATGCGAAATGGCATAAGGCACAACGCAAACGCAAATGAGATCAACGCATTTAACCAAGGGAGACTACGATGAAAGACTTCAGCAGTTGGCTGGCGAGGTTGCGTTGCAGGCGATCCGTGACCTGCGGTTGTTGCGCAAGCGCGGGATGGTGGAGGGCATGAAGATTGTGCGAGATCATCACGGCATACCTCTCAACGATGCTCTTGAATATAAGAATATGCACGAGGTGCAGAATTTACTTAAGGACTTTAAGAACGGTACTGTTGCCTGGTGGTGCAGGGCTTCAGGAATAAGTATCGACAATAGGACTCTGTTACGCAAATTGGAGGACAATGATTATGCAATTGCTTGAGACAATAGCAGACATGGTTTGGATTATTACTTGGCTGGCATTCCTGTTTGCAGTCATGGTATCAATTGTATGCGCTGGAATTTTTATTGTGGCCAAGTTAATTGAATACTTAAAGGAGCACATACTATGATCGAAACATTCAAACAAAAAGTATTAACCGCATCCGTAGATCGCTATGTTCTGACTCCAGGGCAGTGCATGATGCTTCGACAAGACGCTGAAGTGATCGGCATGAAGCGCGCAACAGTGATGAAGAAGGATGGAACTACTCGCAAGTCATTCGCCAGAAGTTGCAGTTCATGCTGGATACCTTATGGAACCCATAATAATTGGATATACAAAATTATGCGGGAGATTACAGAGTCGATCAATGCAGAGCATTGGAGGTTTGATATTACTGGAATGCAACAGCTGCAGATTCTAAAATATAATCCACTACAGCAGTTCTGGTGGCATTGGGATACTTTTACTGGATCGGATCGCAAGCTTACCGCAGTAGTCAACCTATCTGCTCCACACGAATACCTTGGTGGAGGATTGCAAGTCAAAGCCGATATAGACAACGCAAGGTTTATCCGCGAGCAGGGAGCAGGTTGTTGGTTCCCATCTTACATTGAGCACAGGGCGCGTGCTCCCATCTGGGGTACGCGCTGGGTGCTGGTGGCTTGGCTGACTGGACCTAGCTGGCGATGATCCAACTCAATCCTGAGCTATGGATGATGACACCAAAAGGCGAGGGGCTTGCATTTCTAGTTACCGACTATGGAATGGATCATAACAAAATATTCACAGTCATGCTTAATAATGGAGAGATACTTGACTTTGACATTCGTGATTGTCGCAGATGCGAAAATCCAAGCTTCGGGGTACAAGCACCATCAGTGCCTAATCCCTATTACAACAACAAGGAGAAATAAATATGCTAGGCAAAGACGTATCGAAGAATATGCATGAATTGGCGATGGATAATAAGAAGAAAGGCAAAGCTCGCGGTGCTGGAGGTGTTCCACGCTCACACAAGCAGATGGTTGCCATCGCACTATCTGCCGCAGGAAAGAGCAAGCCACGCAAGTTTCGGATGCGGTCAGGATCGTAATGGATACAGAGGCAAAAGCTCGCCTCAAGTGGGGGCGCGACATCCTTCTCTCTGCCAGAGAAAAACTTGTAGTAGAGAGGGATCGCGCTTCTCATGGCCACGCCATCGACATGATCCAGATAATTACTATGGTGGATGCAGCGGCTTTGATTTGTAAGGAGATTATTGAAGATGAAAAGCAGGGATGAGTTGGCAATGCAAGTGAAGAAAAAGTGGGATAGTCATAGCTGGAGATGGAAGATTTGGGTTGAAGCTGGTGGATTTAGAACCGAAGTATTTTGTTACAGCAGTGCCGAGGAAGGGTATTCCAAATGCATTAAAGAACTGGTTGACCACGCCTACCAGATGCAGAGCGTATGAACGTAAAAATACTACAAGGCGACTGCATTGAGCAGTTAAAAACTTTGCCAGACCAATCAGTTAATTGTTGCGTAACAAGTCCTCCGTATTGGGGATTACGTGATTACGGAACAGGCATTTGGGTTGGCGGCGATACAGCATGTTCTCATAAGCGGGACAGCAAACAGTCGGATAAGACGCAAACAGGCCACAGGAATCTTGAAGGAGCGGTTGGGGATGGGATATACAAAGATGTTTGCAAGCGATGCGGTGCAGTCAGGAAGGATGAGCAGGTCGGGCTTGAGCTAACTCCGGAGCAATACACAGCAAAGATAGTGGCAGTGTTCAGAGAGGTGCATCGTGTGTTGAAGGATGATGGCACGCTTTGGCTTAACCTTGGCGATTCATACGCATCCTACAGGGATGGCAAAGCAACTCCGGATTCGTCTAGGAACGGAGACACAGGCACTCTTGTGGATAGCGGATTGGCCAAGAACAGAATGGCATCAACTTTTGCCGGAAGCAGTGTCAAGCACAAGGATCTGGTTGGCATACCTTGGCGAGTGGCATTCGCTCTACAAGCAGACGGATGGTATTTGCGTCAGGACATTATCTGGCACAAGCCCAATCCAATGCCGGAATCGGTTCGGGATAGATGCACCAAGGCTCACGAATACATTTTCTTGATGACCAAAAAGCCAAATTATTATTTTGATTCGGAAGCAATTAAAGAGGATGCGAATTATGCAGGACGAACAAGAGGCGTGTCTAAAAATGTTTCACCAAGCGGAATAACTGATTTTGGTGGTAAGGCCGTATATGACAAAAGGAATAAAAGAAGCGTTTGGACTATTAACACAAGATCGTATCCGGAGGCACATTTTGCAACATACCCAATGGATTTAATCGAACCATGCATACTGGCCGGATGTCCAGTTGGTGGAACTGTTCTTGATCCATTCGGTGGTAGCGGGACAACTGCGCAGGTAGCCGTGGAGCATGGTAGGAATGCAATCCTTTGCGAGCTTAATCCGGAATATATAAAGCTGATTAAGAAAAGGATTGCAGAGGCACAGCCTTTGCTTTTAATGTAGGGCGAAATGAGCGTACTTCTGGATTGGATCATTGTCGGAGCAGGATTGGCAATAGGAAAACTTCTTGTTGCCATTGCGGTTATCACAATAGTCACAGCAATTCTTGCTGTGTTCTTTATTATAGAGGAAAAATCAAAATGAAACTATGGACCAATAACACAAACTCAATGCACAAGGTTGACGACAACCTGCTTCACGTTCGCAATACCTACGTTCTCCCAGATGAACTTACTGGAGGGATCTGGACTGACTCTATTCCATGCCCACATAAGATTAAGCCTTACTACAAAGGTAGGTCGGCTGGTGGTGCGACAGCCGTATATCGGGCTGGTGCGATTGGGGATGCAATCATTGCAACAGCATTCGTAAACTACTTTGTACAGGAGTCGGGTGGAGTGGTGGATGTTTATGCGCCTGCTCGCAACCTGCCTCTTTACGCTGGGCTGGGTGCAAAGTTATATCCGCTGCCTTGCACGCTTGAGGCGTGGGATAGCTACGATAGTCACCTGCCCACGGACGATCTATTTAGCGGTCAGGTTGGGGATACAAAGCTTGGGACTGGTCCTGGCAACTGCTACAAGCGCATTTACGAGTGGATGGGTGTATGGGATGAGAAGACGATGGCTAAGTATTGTAAGCCGATCTTGCACCTGATTGAGCCTGACCATGAAGAGCTGAAGGCTTTGGGTAGGTGGCCGTTGCCTGAAAAGTATTTTGCCTATCATGTTTCTTCGAGTGGACCAACTCGCACCTACCCGCCGAAGATGGGGCAGGATGCGGTGCTGGCATTGTTGGAGGCTTATCCAGAACATCACGCAGTAATCATCGGGTTGGACAACAGCAACAATTTCCATGTCGATCATCCTCGCGTCATTGATTTGTTTAACACGACGAAAGCGATCAGATCGCTGTTCCCAGTCGTGGCCAACGCTGACTTTGTTGTGGCTCCAGATAGCTCAGTCAACCACATGGCTGCTGGGCTGGATACGCCGTGTGTGTCGTTGTGGGGTTCGTATGATCCTGCTGACCGCATGACTTACTATCCTAAGAACGTATCTGTGTTCAAGCCTGACGTTTGCCCACACGCACCTTGTCGGCCTCACGCTGGCTTGCCACAAGCAAAGTGCAAGGATGCGACGAACAAGACTCCAAAGACGCAGATGTGGTGCAATGCCTTACGCAACATTAAAGCCGAAGATATTGTGCTTGCATCGAAGAAGGCAATTGACCTAGATTTTGAACAAGGAGACACCAAATGACAAAACAAGAATTGATACAAAAGTTCGAGGAAAACATAAATAGGGCTAGGGAGATTTATGATAGGGGTGAACAGCATCAAATGAAGATGCAGGAAGTAATCGCCCAAATGGAAGAGCAGTTAAATAACTTCAAAAAGAAAGACTAACCGAATCCGGCGTATGGTACACAGGGAGATCCTGTGTCTGGCTCCTCATTGTGTGTCGGCCACTTGAAACAAAGCCGGTTTGATTTTTATGAGTTCAGAGCAACGTCATGCGGAAAGCATAGTTGGGATGGTTGATTGGCAGTCCGAGAACCATGGGCTTTGCAAGTGTCCAGGTGAGTCGGCGCACACCAGCCATACGAGAGTTAGGGATACGACTGTGTTCGTAGATGGCGCACCAACGATCTTCTGCTGGCATACCAGTTGCGCTCCGTATCGCGATGAGGCTAACCGGAAACTTCGTAAGTTAATATTTAACGATCCATTATATCGTCCTATTAACATTATGTCGGTTGGGTCGTCTGCTCCAATTCGTTTAGTGAAAGATCCGGAGGCAGATGTTTTGGATAGACTAAAGACGATTGCAGAGTCTAACAGGAGCCGATACTTGACTCATTACAATTGGGATCCTGCCGATATGTTTGAGGAGAGTCCAGTCAAGCTGGAAGATCCAGATACCGAGTATCACTTATTCCTGTCGCTGTTCAACATCGCCGACAACATTTGGATTGGTGATGTTAAGGACAGCGGAAGGCATCCGCAGAACTTTCGATCAGCTTTGGACTGGAAGAAACTGGATGCTCCGATAGGGCAATTCACGACTGGCGCAACGTACAAGCAGGGCACGATCAGCAGGTCGAACGATACAGTTGAGCATAGGATTTATTTGGTAGTCGAATCGGACGTACTTACCAAGCCAGAGATTGGCGCGGTATTCCAACTTATGCGTGATCTATTCAGAATGAAGCTTTACGCAGTGGTTGACACAGGAGGCAAAAGCCTCCACGGCTGGTTTGAGATGCCGCAAAAGAATGAGTGGTTGGAGCAATTAAAAGCTTTCCTTGTTCCGTTGGGATGCGACCCTGCAACTTTCAAACCAAGCCAACCAGTAAGGATTCCTGGTGCTAAAAGAAACGACAAAACACAGAGCCTTTTGTGGTTCTGCAAGGAGGGTAAATGATAGAGCCAGCAGTAGCTTTGGGAGTTAAACAAGAGCCAAGTACAATCCCACCAATCAAGACTTACGCCGAGTTAATGTCTGAAAACATTAAAGAGCCAAACGTGCTTATGGATGGATTGCTTCATCAGGGCGGGAAGCTTCTGCTTGGTGGTGGTAGCAAGGCGTACAAGTCATGGAGCCTTATTGACCTAGCTATCAGCCTGCACACCGGAACCCCATGGTGGGGTGTAAAGTGTGCCAAGTCTCGCGTTCTATTTATTAACTTCGAGATTCAGGAATGGTCGTTCCGAGGTAGGTTGTTCGACGTTGCAAGAGCCAAGGGCGTGCATGATCAAGTGGGTGACATGTCGACTTGGACGTTACGAGGCCATGCCGCAGACCTAACCCTTATACGGCCAATCATCGAGGAACACATCCGAGACAAGGGCTACCAAGCGATCATCCTAGACCCAAACTATATGCTGATGGGTGATAGGGATGAGAACAACGCCGGAGACATGGCACAGCTTATGAACGAGTTTGAGATGCTGGCAACACGGCACAACCTATCTGTCATCCTGTCGCATCACTTCAGTAAGGGTAATAAAAGTGGTAGCGAGTCGATTGATAGGTTTAGTGGGTCAGGTGTTTTTGCGCGTAACCCCGATTCCTTGGTCGTTTTGACCGCCCATGAAGAGGATGAGCGCACCTTCACCTGCGAGGTGACGTTGCGTAACTTTGCCCCAATTGACAGCTTTGTTGTCCAGTGGAACTATCCAATGTTTAAGGCCAACTACGCACTCAATCCTGACAAGCTAAAGAAGCCTGGGGCACACAAGAGCGTTGATGACACAAGGCTATTGAGAGAGATGGGAAGTAAGGATTGGGTGGCTAATGATTTGGTCAGAACTATGTCAGGCAAGTTTGAAGTGTCGGACAGGACGGTTTATAGGTACATTAAGAGGCTTGTCAGTGCTGGCAAGATATTGGTTGAGAATGGTTTATACACTGCCAACCAAGCAGAGTTTTGATTATACTGCCACAATTAGCTGACTAGCTGAAAAATTACTGACAACTACACTATGACAGACCCTATATATATAGAACATATAATACATCACGAAGCAGGAAGGGGTACAGGCTTATTGCATGCCTGTCCCCTGACTTCCTGCGTAGTGTTTCTTCGGAAATGAAAGAAAAAGGCTGGCAGGGCGAGGCAGTGTGGCTACCTATTGGGGAATGGTGTGGTACAATCGACACGCAAATGAATGCTGATAAGGAGCGTTATAGAAGGGCTTGTAGGTTTATACATCTATTAAGCCTAGAGAATGCACAGCTACACGCCGTTGTAAGGATATTTGGTCAGTTGGTGGATGATATGAACAATAACTGTTCCTATGAGGTATTTGAGGCAGAATGGAAGGATATTACAGAGGCCATGGACAGGCTAGCATCGTTCTTTGCCAGACATCAGAAGAACTTGAAGGAACTGCATGATGAATGCCCAACGGAGGATATTGAATGAAAAATAAAGGCTCTAGGATGCCACGCAATCGATCAGAAATGCCACTAGAACGCGTCGATAAGGCAAACCAAATAGGGGATAGCAGAAATAAGGCTAAAGAGGCCAATAAAACCATCATTAACAGACCTCTTGGTAACAGGGCTTGTTGCTGTTTTATAGGTAAATAGAAAACAAAAAATTCAAAATCAAACCAAAATAATTCTTGATCGCCCCCTTATAGGGGGCTTTTGGCTTACAAATATAGGGTTAAAAAAAATCCTGAAAAATTATTTCACACATGTGAAATATCAATACATGTGAAATATCCACATAGGCAAAAATAAACCGGAGAAGGGATGGAACCTCCTCCGGTTGTTTGATCGGCTCCAGATTATTCCTCTTCCGATTCCTCTTGCTCCTCTTCCTCAATAAATTCGTTACAATGAGCCATGTCTGCAACATCATCCTCACTCATGTAGTTTAAGCATGCTAAAATAACTTGGTCTTTGTCAAGGATGCCACATTCTATCATTTCAAGAAGTTTACTTGTCGCTTTTCGGCTCATTTCCTTTCACCTCCCATAGTTCCTTGAGCTAGGAACTTATGTTCTCCGACTCCATGCCAAGGAACCAATTCGACAAGATAGGTTGTCGATCCGGTCTCCTTGTCGTTTTCCAACCTAACTCTTACCGCTCCATTCCAGCACGCTGAATCAGTTTCTAGCGTGCGATGTCCGCATCTGGTGGCCATTCCTTTAGCTCCTCTTATTACTCCATACAATGCACTCATGTGTGTGTCTCCTTTTCTTTTCTATTTCTTTTAGGCAAACCCTATCGGGTCAAACCTTTGCTCCCCCCATGCTAAAGGGGGAGACAAGGTTGGACTATCTTTTATTAAAAAATACCCAAACTATGACGACTAGAACGGCTCCGAGTGATAGTCCATGGACAAAGACGAATGGAAGACTCATTTCACATCCTCCGATCCTATGAACCAAGGTTTCCATTCACCGCCGTTTTTTATGATCCACCGATATGCGTCTTTACTGGAAGTAAAGCCCGAGCAGACTAGCTCTAGGTTGTCGTCCACTACATAATATATCTTATTCATAGACAAACCTCACCGGAGGCAACGCTAGGAGCGTTCTTCTCTAACTTTCCGTCCTCGTATCCCTCATTGTATCCGGCTTTGTAATTCCTATCCGCTGAAAGGATAGTGTGAGTGTATCCCTTCAATCCATCATCGTATCCGGCTTGGTATCCATCTTCCCAAGCTTCCGAGTTTGCATCCACTCCGGACGCTACCTCATAGTCAGGGAATAGTTCCTTCTCCTTTGTTTTTAAATAACTCCCATATCCGGAGTATCCGGAGTAATATCCGGAAGATCCAAGAGATTTTGAATCCTTGGAGCCAAAAGAACGAGAAGGCATAGGTTTGACTGATTCTTTTTCTATGATCTTCCCATCTTGGATCGTCGTGGCGAAGTCCGGCTTGAGCATCCATGGAGCGTTTGGAACCTTATCAAAAAGGCTCGCAAGCTTTGTCACATCATGGAGTGTCGTCCCAACAACAATCCCTCCGGAGACTAGGCAAATATGAAGGTTAGGTGTGCTATCCCGATATATCGTCAAGGCTCCTCCGGAACGAAGAATAAGAATCCCCGCATATCCGGAGTAATACTTGGATAACTCCTTCCACCCCTTGCCTATCGTGAATGTGTTAAACAAGTCTTCACTATCACACACTCCTTTTTTGGCTCTCTTCTTTCCGGAGTAATCCACTATCCCATTATGAGTCAAGGCAAGATCATCATTCACAAAGGGGTGGGTGTTCTCCACTCCTAGCGAATTGGTGGAGATTCTGCCATGGAAGATCCCTCCAGTGCATGGAGATAACTTACCCTTTGCCTCATAAGGTTGGTCTGCCAAGTTTTCCCACTCGCCGGCCTCCGGATAATTGTATCCGAGGAGCGATCCGGTTGTGAGACGTAGGGATGTTATCCCTTTAATATCTCCACCGGATAGAGCATATCCAAAGCCGTCTTTTTGATCTTTGAGAAGATCGCGACACGTTTGAATAATCTCCGATAATTTACCTTCACTAACTTTTTCCGACACCGAGAATCCTAATAATTTGCACATATTGTCTTTTCCTTTCTTTTTAACTTACTGCCATTCCATCCGTTAAATGGATTTTGTTTTCCTGAACAAGCTTATTTCTAAAGGCATTCGCATATACGGCATGAAACTGCCGAAAACGTCTCCACACATAGAGCCGGATTGAATCCGGAAGAGTCTCCATCCGGATAAGCTCTTCGATTCCAAAATATGCGTATGGACTAAGAAACTCTTTTGCTATCTTATCTACCTCTGAAGAGTTTTGGATGAATTGGCAAAGCTTGATCCACCCCAAAACTTTCCAAAAATCCAACGTGCCTCCGTGGAGTCTCACCTCTATCGTCCTATGCTTCCGATATGCTGAAAGGTAATTTATCATCATATATCGGTCAGAGCTAAACCGATAAGTTCCTTGTTTGGGAATATAGGAGTTTTTTTGGCAGAATCTATTCTCCAATCGTGATGCAGGAACTAACTTCATTAGAGCCGGAAGAGCTTTCACAAGTCGTTTCGCTCTCTTGGTCGCTGTTACTTTAGATACCCCACGCTGATCGAGGTGAACATGCATTCCGCATGTGGTATTAACTTCACCGCCCATAGCGTTAATCTTATCCACAATGCTTTTCAATCTCACCGGATTCTCACTTCTCATCGTTACTTTAACTTCCGCACCGGAACCCTCTTCTCCGGATTGATCTTCATATCTAACCGATCCATCTCCGACAACCTCTGTCAACATTCCAAGATCCTTTTCCGTTGGCACGGAGTAATCTTTATGGAACACACATTCCAATTCAACGGAAACTAGGTTCCCGCTAAATGCTTTCATGTACTTATCTTTTACGTCTTCTGATACTTTGTTTTCTGCTTTCGCATAACTCCTAGCACGCCGGATAGCATTTCTTCCATCCCTAATCTCTTGACGCTCCTCCCATGTAAAGTTTTCTGTAGCAAATGTGCTTCTTACGGATACCGCTTTCGGCTTCCATACATAAGCTTGGTTATGATCTACAAGAATTTTTCTATAAAACTCGTTCATGAGTCTTTCTCTATCCACTTTGGCGGGGATAGTTTCCGCTCCAGATTGTGTGTTTTTCATAGGTCAAGATTGCCTATTCAGGCTCAATCCGTAAAGCTTTTTTTAGGCTTCCGGTGTGCTATTTTTAGGGGTATGGAGTATCAATCCAACTCACGAAAACGATTTTTAGAGGCATCCTCGAACGATTTTTTTGAGTCATTTCTCCGTAAAAACGCATATACGCTCAAAACATGACATCTGGAGGAACTATGGAAGATGGCGTAAAAGGTATTGAATTGAACAATACAGATCCCGAAACGGTGTTTTGCAAAGTAAACGACGAAAAAAGTTTAATTGAGCCACCGGTAAGGCCGCCTCCGGACACCGTTCCAAAATTGACAAAGGAAGTGACGGAAAAGGTTTGTGAATATATCCGGAAAGGTTTGACGTGGGAGAAAGCTGGAGAGATTATGGGTATTAGTCCGAATACACTCCGGTGTTGGACTCAAAGGCATGTTCCGTTCGCGTCTGCTATAAAAAAGGCTCGACGCGAACTCGAAGTAAACCTTTTAGAATCAATAAACAATGCTGGAGAAAAATCATGGCAAGCCAAAGCATGGATGTTGGAAAGATCGTTCGGATATGTGCAAGCACCTAATAGAGTTGAAGTTAAGCAAGATGTTCAGCATGGACTCTCTCCGGCTTTGGCTCAACTTCTTGCCGGATATAATTCTAAAAACGTGCAAACGATTGAACCGAAAGAAGTTAGACAAATTGAAGCGGAAGTGATTGATGTTCAACATTCAAAGCCAAGTGAAGACAATAATCATTGTGCGACAAACACCCCCGAAAAAGTTTTAGTGGATCAGGAAGTTAAGAGAAAACGTCATAAACCTATGAGACGCAAGAGATTACAGAAGGGACACGACACCCCTCCCGCCCTCCCCAAACCCCCAGATAAAAATGTTAATACCCCCTAAGTGTTTGCGACACAAAATAAAAAGAGGTCTATGTGGCAAAGCTTATTAAGAGCAAACAAAAGTCGCCAGAAGAGATTATTGCAGAAATCTCAAAACCAGTTGGATTTGCACAACATGTTCTAGGTCTAAAGCTTTACGATTGGCAGCGAAAGGTATTGAAAGATTTGGAGCCACAACAGGCTAGAGTGGCTATTAGAGCAGCAAACGGATCTGGAAAGACTTCAACAGTAATAGCTTCAGCTTTGTTATGGCATTGTTTTACATTCCAGCGATCCATAGCTGTCACAACAGCAGGAGTATTCAGACAGGTTGAAAGCCAACTTTGGCCTAACCTGCGATCACTTGTAGCTAGGATAGGGTCAGGATGGGAAGTTACGTCAGGTGAAATCCGCTACCTTCACCCCAACGGCAATACCAGCCGTATCATAGGCTATTCAGCTACCGATCCTGGTAGAGCCGAAGGCTGGCATGCCGAGAACCATAAAACAGCTCCCTTGCTTATGGTTGTAGACGAAGCCAAAACCGTATCCGATCCGCTATTCGAAGCCATCAGCCGTTGCCAACCAACCCGCTTGCTAATTGCATCCAGCCCAGGCGGGACTAGCGGTGCGTTTTATCGAGCGTTCACCAAGGAAGCCAACATGTGGAAGAAGCATGCCGTAACGGCGTTTGACTGCCCCCACATAACCCAAGAGCAGATAGACGAGATAACCCAGCGTTACGGCGAAAAGCACCCACTGACTCGCTCCATGATATACGGAGAGTTTGTTGACATAGGGGCAGAAAGCCTAGTTATTAACCTTGCCCAGCTCCAGAACTGCTATAACACGCCACCAAGGTTCCGGCCGGGAGTCAGGATAGCTGGCGTTGACTTTGCGGCTGGCGGTGATCAGAACGTGATTTGCATAAGCGATGGTAACAAGATCCTTCCCATGATCGCATGGCGTGAGAAAGACACCATGGCAGCGGTTGGTAGGTTTATAGTCGAGTTTAAGAAGTCAGGACTTGAAGCCAGCAACATTTACGCTGATGCAAGCGGTATGGGCATGGTTATGTGCGATGCCTTGGCTGAGTCTGGCTGGATTGTTAATAGGGTCAATTTCGGTGGCTCCCCATACGATGGCAATGCCTACACCAATAGATCGGCTGAAATGTGGTATGGGATGGCGAAAAAGATTGAGGATGCCGAGATTATACTGCCAGAAGACGAGGACTTGACTGCCCAATTGACTTGTAGGAGAACCATAACAAACAGCAAAGGCAAGCTTGGCGTGGAATCTAAAGACTCAATGCGTGCCAGAGGCATAGCCTCGCCCGACAGGGCTGATGCATTGGCATTGTGCGTAAGTGGTGCTAATGTAGGCTTGGACTTGACTTTCCAAATAGAACGTCCAACTTGGAAGTCACTTCAGGAAATGATGGTTTCCCACGATCCCGTCATGTCTGGATTTGATGCAGGAGGATAAACACTATGAACATATGGAATTGGATTACTTCAAATTGGCAAGAGATCGTAGCCGCTGTCGGTGGCATCGTTCTTGCCGCGCGTATTGTTGTCAAGCTTACCCCGACCCCAGCGGATGACACGTTCTTGGAAAAGATCGTAAACTTCCTTAAGACAGTCGGGCTGAATATTAAATAATTTATTTGTGCTGCGTGCAATCCTTGAGATCATCGCAGCCGTGTTTCGCATCATTCCAGGTTGGAAAGAAAAGCGAACACAAAACATCGAAGGTGAGTGGAAGCATAACCGCGATGCTATTGAGCGTGATCTGCGTGGTGAGTCTTGGTGGTTGCGCAACAACGACACCAGTGACTCACACAACGGGGATAGTTGAAGAGTTAATGAAAGATCAAAACTATAACGAAATTCGTCGTGGTACACCTGGCACTCGCGAGTGGGCGAGGAAAGCCTTAAATGCAGTCAACGATCTTTCATACGATCTTAAAGTGGAGCGTAACAAATGAACGCTAAAGATAGTCGCAGAACAGAATACTACTCTCGAATCATCGACTCGCTCAACCAGCGCGAGACTTGGGAGAACCGCCAGCGGTTGTTCTATCAAGCCCGCTACTTTGGTGTACGCCGTAAGGTCAAGCCTTGGCCTACAGCCGCCGACCTGCACGTTCAGCTAATTGACACAGCGATTGAGAAGCTGAAACCCAGCTTCGTCAACAGTGCAATCGGTAACGATATTCTTTCTAGCTTCGTCCCGATGCGCCAGCAGTTGACCCCGCTGACCGTATCAGCCGAGCGTTGGTTTGATTACAATATGCGGGAGAAGACAAACTTCCAGAAAGAGATTGTTTCCGTAATTGACAACATTCTCCTCTACGGACGTGGTGTTGCCAAGATCATCTGGAACGAGGACAAGAAGCGCATTGACTTTGAAGCCATTGACCCTTTCCACATCATTGTTCCAGCGTACACAAAGGAGTTTAAGGATGCAGATTTCATCGTACACATCGTATCGACAAGCGTCGATTCCTATAAGGCAAATCCGCTTTACAAGCAGGACGACGAGTTCATTAAAACCATTTCGGGTAAACCATCAAAATCGGTGGGCTTACGAAGTGAGATTCAAGACGAGATTTATCGACGCGAAGGAATTACTCAAGAAGCTGAGAATGATCGCATCATTCTTTGGGAGATGTACACACCTTCTGAAGAAGGATGGAAGGTCGAAACGTATAGTCCGCTTGTCGTAACTGAAGATGTTCGCAAACCATTTGTTTTGCCCTATCGTCATGGCGAGCCACCTTTTGTAGATTTCCCCTATGAAGTTACTGGTGGCGGTTGGTATAGTCCACGAGGTGTGGCCGAGATCCTCCTCCCGAATGAGAACCTCCTCAATAAATTAAAAAATAGTCTCTCTGACTATGTGGAGCTTGCCAACCGCCCAGTTTTCGAAGCACAGAATCCGATTTCGCTAAACACATCCAACTTGAAGATGCAGCCTGGGCAGATTCTGCCACAAGGCTTAAAGCCAGTTCAGTTCAGCCAACCTCCATTCGACTTCCAGAAACTGATGCTCGAAGAGCGTCTGCTTTCCGAACAGCGGATGGGCAATCCAGACTTTGGTGCTGGCTCGCAGTTCCAAGTGTCGGATCGCAAGACTGCAACTGAAATTCAGGCGTTGCAGTCGCAGGCAGCAGCCTCTGGCGATTTACGCAATCGTATGTTCCGAATGGGTCTAGCCCATCTCTTCAAACAGTGCTGGTCGCTTTATACGCAGTACAACAAGAAAGACTTGATGTTTCGGTATGCCGAAGAGACTGGAACAATGCCACCCGAAGGTATCCACGATGAGTACTCGATTGAGCCAAAAGGTGGATTGGACTTTATTAACCGCCAGTTTGCGTTGCAGAAGTCGGTTGCGCGGATGCAGATGTTTCAAAATAATCCTTTCGTAAACCAAGGAGAATTGGTAAAGTCAGTGCTTGAACAAGACGATCCATCGCTGGTCCGCAGACTCTTCCAAGATCCGAATGCAGCCTCTGGCGATCAAGCTGAAGATCAAGCGACTGAAATCGCGACTATGCTTGCAACTGGATTCCCAGTCGCAATCAAGCCTAGCGATGATCACAAAGCGCATATATCCGTTCTCTTCGCGTTTAACCAAGCGGCTCAACAGCGACAACAGCAGGTCGATCAGAGCGCAATGCAAGTTCTGATGGCACATTTACAACAACACTTGCAGGCGTTAGAGCAAGTTGATCCAAACACATCCCGCGCTATCCAGAAACAGCTTCGTGATGCAGGCAAGGCTCAAGTGCAACAGCAGGGGCAACAACTGCCACCTGAAGCGATGCAAGGCCAAGCACCAGCACCGATGGCGGGTTGAAAGTACCAGTAATGCGTGATGCCTTCCAAGCGGAAGGTTTAACAAAACTGTGTGAGTGGGCGAACGAGGCGGGTGCGAATAATAAGGCGGTTGAGATTGGGTCTTACAGCGGGGAAGGTACGGTGGTTATTGCTAAACATTTCAAGGAGGTTATGGCGGTTGATCCTTGGCTAAACGGATATGATATTAACGATAGGGCAAGCCAGCAATGCCCGATGAAGTTTGTCTTTGAGGCATTCCAAGAACGCACAATCCCACTTGGCAATGTTTTATACAGCAGAGGTAAAAGCCTAGACGCGCTCCAATTCTTTAAGGATAGCGAACTAGACCTAGTTTACATAGACGGAGATCACCGCTACGAAGGCGTGCTGGCAGACTTAAATGGGTGGAGGCCCAAGCTTCGGGCTGGCGGGATAATGGCTGGACATGACTGGAATTTTAAGGCTGTGCAACAGGCATTGGTTGAGGTATTTAAGGACAAAGAAGCAGTCCTATTTCAGGGCGATTCTTGGGCAATAAAGCTATGAGAAAACTAAAAGCAGCATTGGCGTTTATCAGAGATCAAGAATGGGTCAACGAACCAAAATGGGAAGACGAGGACGAGAAGGCGTGGACTGGATTCTTGTCAACCCAAACTGGCAAGCGGCTTAGTCTTATTTTGCTTAACCTAACCCTGCGTCAGAATGGCTCTGCTGTAATGAAGAAATCCGATGCACTTGCGGATGCTTGTGGGTATGCTAAAGGTTTCCGTGGTTGTGTAGCGACCTTAGAATCGCTCGCATCCCAAAAACTAAACTCCGCCGTTCTTGGCTATGAGGACGGATCGGATGAAACAATAGCCAACTAACCTTTAGGCAGAATGACTCCCTGCCGACAAGTGTAAGAAAGGGTCAAATGGCAGATTCGAATAACCTGACTGAAGCAGATGTATTGGCGATGGCGCAAGCGGCTGACGAGGGAAGGGACTTTAGTCCTACTCCCAAGGAAGACGAAAAAGCCAAAGTAGAAACACCTGCTTTAGATAAGGCCAGCGGAGATAACGAACAGGAACCCGCGCCTGTAGAAAAAGCCGAAAAACAAACAGAAACCTCGGATGAGGTTTCGTCTACCAAGGAGAAATCCAAGGAAGATAAAAGTTCTTTAACAACGCAATCTTCAGAAGACAAGTCGGAGTCGGCTTCCGAAAAGAAGCCTACCCGTTACGAGAAGGCTAAGTCGCGACTTGAGAAAGAGTGGGAAGATGTCCGAGCAGAGAAAGCCAGAATCAAAGCAGAGCGTGAGCAGATCGAGGCTGAAAGGGCAAGGAAGACTTCAGAAACTACTCAAAGCGAGACAAATGCGAGCAGTCGCAAGTTTAGCGCGGAAGATTACAGGGAAGCAGCAAAGAGCTACCGTGATGAAGGCCGTGACGATCTTGCAAAACTTGCCGAACAAAAAGCTAGTGACATCGAAGTTGAGGACAGGAAAGAGATTGAGCAAAAAACTCAGACGGAATTAAAGTCTGCTTGGGATAAAAATTTGCTTGAAGAAGTGGAAGCAAATCCTGAACTAAAAGATTCGTCTAGCACATTGTATAAAGCCGTATCGGAAATGTTGCAAAACCACGCAATCCTGCGTAATTACCCAGCGGGTATCAAGGATGCGGTTGGAATTGCCAAGGTTAAGCTCCAAGCGGAGTCCGCCTCCGATTTGTCGAAAAAGGTTGCAGAGTATGAGAAAGAACTTTCTCAACTCAGAAAAGCGACAACTCCAGCGTCAGGTCAACCCAAAGGTCCTGCCAAGACTAAAGCTTTTCACGAACTAACGCTCGATGAGCAGGAACGTGAATTGATGAAAATGGCAAGCGAGGTTGACAGAGGTTGAGTTGTCATAACAAACAAGGATACTTAATTATATGGTAACTACTGGCTCAGTCAGCGCGCAGTTCCAGGCATACTTCTCAAAAGCATTGCTGGAACGCGCAATCCCATTGCTCCAGATGGAGCAATTCGCAATGAAAACCCCCTACCCGACCAAAACGGGTGGAAACAAAACGATTCGGTTCTTCCGCTTCGGCGATCCCAGCATCACTGCGATCTCTGCCTTGTCGGAAGGAACGACTCCCTCCTCTGGTGACGAGCGTGATCTCACGTTGTCCTCAGTGGAAGCCACGCTTGTCCAATACGGAAGCAAGATCATCCTCACCGATGTCGTACTCGCAACCGAATTGTTCTCGCACTTGGCACAGGCCACCAAACAACTCGGCGAAGATGCCGCCCTTCACGCTGACACACTCTGTCACCGCGCGTTGGTGCAGGATTCCTCGACCAGCACTGGAACTGGTGTAGCCACCAAATCGTACAACCGTTATGCTCAGAATACGACTAACGGAACGACATGGGCTGCTGGTTCAGTTGCTAACGGCGCAATGACCTCCACCGACTTGCTCGATGGTGCGACTTCGCTGTTTATCGCCCGCGCTCCTAAGATCAAGGACGGCTACGCGCTTGTCGCGCACCCTGCCGTTATCCGTGACTTGCAGCAGGATGATGATTGGTTGAAGGTGTCGAGCTATTCTAACCCTGAAGCAATTTTCAAGGGTGAGATTGGCAAATTGTTTGGCGTGTCGGTCATTTCCTCGACCAACGTTCAGACCTTCAATACCTCTGCCTCTGGTATCGCTGAAAACAGCGTAGGAACAGTCGGTGTTAACACTGGCTATGCCAACGTCCTCCTCGGTGGTGGCGCGTTCGGCGTTCCTAGCTTGTCCTCTATTGCAGCCTCTGGCTCGCCCTTCGCTCCGAAGGTCACGATCCTTGATGCTGCTGACAAGAGCGATCCTTATGGACAGCGCATCGTTGCGTCGTTCAAGACGTTCTACGCGGCCAAGCAACTCGATCCTCGGTTCTTCCGAGTCATCGTTGCGAAGTCCAACTACAGCTAATAATTAAATGGGAACCATGCTAGTTATTGGTATGGGACCTCGGAAAGCTGGGGAGGATAAAACCTCCCCAGCCACTTCCTCATCTGAAAAACCTATGAAAAAAATGGCGAAAGCTGGAATGGTGATGCTCCCAGTTTCCAAGTTCGAAATGAACGATGGAACTGAAAACGTATCTCCAGAAGTAGGTGATTCTGTAGAACTCTCTGGAACAATTGACATGATCGAGAATGGCATTGCCCACGTTAATGTGGAGCACGCCATGAGCGAGAGTGAATCCAAGGACAAGTCGGAAGACATGGCCGAAGGTGAAAACTCAATGTCCGAAGAGGAAAAGATGATGAAGCTGGCCGAGGAATCGGATAAGAAGAACTATAGCTAATATGCCTGTTTACCAGTACGAAGACTCCAGAAATGGAAAAGTTGTCGAACTGGAAAAGGCTGTGGCCGAAAGGGATTCTGTCCCTCGTTACCTTAAGCGATTCACCGTCCCGCAAAGATTATCCCTAGTGGGGGTTGGCGAACCCCTCGACAATCCGCTTGGGGTAAATCAAACAAACTTAATGAAGGGGTACCACCGCCAGGAACAAAAGCTTGGCAGTAGATTCAAAAGCCAGTTCACGCCAGATAGCATCAAACGTGCGGCTTTAAGGAGAAAAAAATATGGCGAATGAATTTGCAAGAAGCCCACGGAAGGCCAAGGGTAAAGCTATTAAATTTGATAGCTCTAACCAATCCGTGGTTTGGGACATCACAACCATTGCTACAACTGGAACATTTGGTTCTGCTGCCGCAACAGCGAATGGCTTGACCATTACTGTTAACGGAACGAACTATAAGATCCCGTTGTTTACATCACCCTAATGTCACGCGCATTAGATAAATTCCAAGCTCAATACGGATTTTCCGTAGGGACGCAAGGAACAGCTACTGGTGGCTACTGGGCGATCCAAATGCTTTCCGATACCACATTTAGCGCGATTAGCGGTAAATATGATGGTACCCTGACAGGCGTTACGATTGGCTCTGGCAACATCATCTATGGCGAGTTTGACAGCTACACGGCTGGAACTGGCAAGGTGATCGGCTACATAGCTGGTTAATTGTATCAGCAGTCAACTCGCTAAAGGTTCTATCCCTTGGCGAGTGATTGCATTGTAATTATATGCCAAGACTATCTCTAGGATTGGGCGTACAAGCCGTTAGTAAGGTTAAGAGTGGCACATCAGCAGGACCTCTTGTTGTAGCCACCACAAACGCAGTTAATATATCTGGAAATAATAGCGTTGTTCCAACTGGAACATATACGAAAGTTACTTCAATAATAACAAGAGTCGCTGGATCTCTTATTAGCGATAAAATGTTTGTGTCCACTGGTTTGGTTTACTTAAAAGAAGCTGGATATGGGGATGCCGATTATCCAACTGCACCATACGGATATATTTTAATTCCACCAAATACAACATTTACAGCAACATTTTTCAATCCACTTACATCTGAAACATTTTGGAGGGCTGGAAAAGTTTATGGTCTTTCAGGCGATACAGATGATTTTCAATTTACAAATCCAAGCAATAATTCATCCACAGATGAAACAATAATTCCTACATCTGGCTGGTCGCAATCCATAACCATAACCTCCGCTTAATTTTATGCCAAGATTATCTTTAGGACTTGGGATTCAGAACTCAAGGAAGATTAAGAGTGGCGGAGCCGCGCCTAGCGGATTGCAAGTATCTGCAACATCAAACGTAGCCATAACCAATCTTGGAACATTCGACAATGGAACTTATATAAGAATTGGAACTGGAACAACTATTTTATCAGATTGGGTTTTAAGCGGATATGCATATACAAAAGCAGGTGTTCCGTTTAATGATGATGGAAGGATATTATTAAGCCCTAATTCAACAATAAAAGATTCTGGCGGAGCTGGAAGTAATCAACTTGGAACTCCGTATAGCTCTTGGACTTTAATATATGTATCTTATGACGGAGAGGGTGATGTTTGGAATTACACAACAGTAGCAACAAATTCATCAACAAACGCAAGCTATATACCGACATCTGGATGGTCGCCAACGCTTACAATTCTGAATGGTTCGATTGCAACTGATGCAATTAACTTTAATTTTCAATTTGGTGGTTCTAGTGGTGTTATTAACAAAGGCTCAAATACGCTATGGGCAAATAGCTTTGAAGAAGGGGCATTTTCATTAAGTTGGAATAATCTTGTTGCAAATCAATGGGCATTGGATTGTGACGGAAGTGGTACATTACCAGCCGCAAGAGCAACAAGCACAAATGGTGGAAGCTCTTCATTTATTCCTTCAACTGGATGGAGTTATATAATTGGATCGGGTCAATCAATCGCACTTACCGCAGAATGGCAGTAATTTATGGGAACCGACGATCAAATTGGCGACTTGCGGGAAAGATTGGCAAGGATGGAGGAAAGGCAACTATCTCTGTATAAAATGGTTGAAACCAGCTTGTCAAACTACGCAGATGTGGTAAATAGAGTGTCTTCTCTGGAACATCTTCGGACGAAGGCTCTGGCTATTGCAGGTGTTGTTGGTCTAATATGCTCAATGGCCTGGGATATAATTAAAAACAGAATTTCTAACTAGGAGACTAAATGCCTACACTTGGTACACAAAATATCGCCACAAGCTATCCGCAGCTTCTAAAGACTGATGGCTTGGGTGGTATAGACGGTACGTTGCAGGCTATTACTGATGGAGACAATACGTCTAGCGCGTTACAGCTATCTACGGCTGGGGTTAGGTCAACAGGCACGTTTAATGTTGCAGGCGCGACTACATTATCTTCTAGCTTGGCTGTTACTAGCGCAGTTACGCTATCATCCAGCTTGGGCGTAACAGGTGCAGCCACTCTATCCTCAAGCCTTGGCGTTACTGGAGCAGTAACCCTATCTTCAAGCCTGGGAGTTACTGGTGCAGCGACATTTAGCTCTAGCATATCTGCAACTACTGGAACGGCTACCATTGGAACAGCGACAATTTCAACAGCCACTATTTCAACTGCCACAATTCCACTTCAACTTGGTGCTATTACTTTTGGGTCAAATATTACAGCGTCAACTGGCACATCCACGATTGGAACGCTATTTGCATCTGGCCCAGCAACATTTGGAACTAGCTTTACTGCCTCTACTGGTACTGCTACGATTGGCACTGAGTCGGTAAACGTATCAACGATTGCTTCTGCCACATTTGGTACAGCTAGAATTACTGGATCTACTGGGGGATTAACTTCACTTAATACTGGTTCTACCTCATTTAGTGGCGCAACACTTCAAGACCTTGACTCAATAACAAGTGGATCAAATATAACAACTGGAACATTTACAGTTTCTGGCGCAGCGATTGGTGATATTGTTTTTGGTGGACTTACTTCACTTAGTTCAAGTTCTGGTACTGCTGGAGTTCCCGCCACAGGAGCAAGAATGATGAGCCAATTTAGGGTTGAAGGCGCAAATGTTGTTAGATACACAATTCTTAATACAGATACAATTTCACATGGAACAATTCCTGCTGGCACAATTTACGCAACAGCAATAAGGGTGGTAACTTAATATGGCAATCAAATTCAATCGCTCGCAGACATTTGCAACCAACGGAACGGTTACAGCCGCAGCCCTGCATAACCTAATTGATGGGACAGACATTTACCAGGCGTTAATTACCGATCAAACTGCCATGACTTCGGTTGGAAGTCTGGACAAGCTTTTGATTGCTGATTCTGACCTTACCGCAGCCGATGCACCAAGGTCTGTAACTGTAAACGAATTGTTTGAAGATGCGCTCACATTAAGTACATATACAAATGTAAATGCAACGAATTTACGATACACAAGCGCAACTGGAAATTACACACTTAGCACTGGTGCTACAATTACGAATGGGACGATTGCTGCGCTTAATAGCACTACTGGAACAATTGCTACGCTAAATAGCACTACACCAACATTCCTTGGAGCAATCACAGCATCCACCAACACAATAAATGTCGGCAGTGGGCAGATTTACAAGGATGCCAGCGGAAACGTTGGCATCGGAAGCACTTCTCCATCTACATTTGGAGTAGGATCAAAATTGGTTGTTTCTGGAGCCGTAACAAACGCTTCAATAAATTATTCTGCCACATTTTCTGACGGAACTACAAATCAATTAAGGATTGGGCATAAATCTGGAATAGCAAATATTTTAAGTGATGCTGCTGCTGTAGCAATATGCACGTCAGGAACCCAAGAGCGTATTCGCGCTAATGCAACTGGAGTTGGCATTAGCACAACATCGCCAACTCAATTGTTGGAAGTAGGCGATACTGACACTCCAAATAATTACATACAAGTTTCTTCCCAAAATAATACTGCAGCAGGAATAAAATTCCGTGGAGATTTCAGCAAATTAACAGGATGGGATGTTGGCTATGAGGGGAATGGTGACTATTTGTTTTTCAGAAATGATACTCAAGGAACTGTTAGTGAACGCCTTCGCATTTTGAATGCGGGTCAAATTGGAATTGGTGGTGCTAACTACGGAACTAGCGGTCAGGTTCTAACAAGCAATGGCGCAGGGGCTGCTCCTAGCTGGACTTCTGCTTCTTCAACTCCAGCAGATGGATCAATTACATACGCAAAATTATCAACAAGCTCAACCGAAGCAGACAACGTAGCCAACAGAACATCAAAAGCTTGGGTTAATTTTAATGGAGTTGGAACTGTGGCAATTAGAGATGATTTTAATGTTAGTTCCATAACAGATAACGGAGTTGGTGATTATAGTGTAGTTTTTTCTTCTCCACTTGCTAATGCAAATTACGCATTTGCAACACATGGAGCCGACACGGCTACTGATGGGTTTATGGGTTCATGGGGGCCTAGCACAAATTTTACACAGACAACAGCATTGATAAGACTTCAAGCTACAAATGATTCTTCTGGTGCTTCATTTGTTCAAGACTTATCAACAGCTTGCGTAACAATTTTTGGATCATAATATGAATAAAAGAATTATATATCCTAACAATGATGGTGGAGTTTGCGTGGTTGTTCCGTCTCCAAATTGGAATGGAACAATTGAAGAACTTGCAGTTAAAGATGTGCCTGCTGGTGTTGCGTATAAAATTGTGGATGTATCAGAAATTCCTTCTGACCGCACATTCCGCAACGCATGGGAGTACCAAGAATGATTATTGTAAACCCTGACAAAGCTAAAGCAATTTGGAAAAATAAGTGGCGCGGAGCTAGAGTAAAAATTCTTGAAATGCTTGATATTGAATTTATGAAAGCCGTTGAGACTGCCAATATAGAGAAGCAAGCTGAGATTGCATCAAAAAAACAAGCCTTGCGTGATGTTACTAAGATCGAGATTGCTGGAAACACGCCAGAAGAAATTAAAGCAGTCTGGCCAGATATTCTTAAATGACCCTAACCGAAATCGCTCAGTACGCTGGCGAGAAGGTTGGTAAGACCGACTCGGACACGCTTACTTTCTTGCAGAAAGCCGCAAGCCTAGCTTATCGGCGTGTATGGGACTTTGCGCCTTGGCGCGAGACTGTAACTAACTCGACATACTCAGTTGGCACAAATAGGCAGATCACGCTAGGCACGAATGTAGAAACACCTCTTTCGGTAGCCTACAACGATGCAGAGGTTGACCCGATTGATCTAGCAACAATCATCAGCCAAGACCCAGGCTTGCTGTCCGATGAGCGCACTGGAGATCCAGATACTTACCATTTCACAGGTCGTAACAGCAATGGAGTTGCGCAACTAAACCTATACCCAAGGCTTGCCACATCTGGAACAATTCCACTTAGGGTTGTTGAGAAGTTAAAATGCATTACTCGCACTAACTACATCGTTGACTTTCCTCCATCAACAGATGCTCTTGGTGACGAACTTCGCTTGCCGCATGTTCATCATTTGGTTCTTGCACTAACTCACGCTGACGCACTTGAGCGTGAACGGCAGTATGCCAAGGCACAAGCGATCACGCAGACTGCCAATACCGATCTTGCAGCTATGGCTAACTATGAGTTGAGCCAAGTTGGAGGCATCAAGCAGATCACACCACAGAGCCTTGGCGAACTAACCATAGAAGAAATGTTCTCGGCTTAAAGGAGTCATTGTGCCGTACTATTCGGACAACCTAGACGATCTTTTGGCGTTTGATGGAGTCCGCAGTTTTGCGGGCGGTCAAGCCAGCGGCTTGCAATCAGACCTATTAGCAAATAATCAAGTTCAACAACTGGTCAATATGACCCTGTCTCCAAAGGGTAGTCTTGAGACACGCAAAGGCGTAACAAGCTTTAGCACGACTGCAACAAGCCAAGAGGGTTCAGTTGGTGGGATGCGGTATTACGACACATCGCAATCAGAAAGACTTATAGCGGTTACGCAAGGCAGGCTTTACACAATTGATTCAAATGGAACCGCAACACTTCGCCCAGCCGATGAAATATGGAATAATCTTACTGGAGCAACTCGCACCTGGAACAACGAAAATCAACAATGGGCTGACGGATTTTCGACGGCTTATGATGTTAAAGTCAGCATGGCTCAATTTAATGACAAGATGTATCTGGCCGATGCAGATGGTCCTCTTTACTTTTTTGACGGAGCATCCACGGGTGGAACTGGAATTGCGGCAAGGCAAGGTGGCAAGGTTAGGGCAATAACAGTTACAACCGCAGGAAGTGGTTATACCAGCGCAACAGCAATTGTAACAGGACCAGATTGGGGAGGAACATTCCCAACGCTAATCACAACTGTTGCTGGCGGTGCTGTTACTGGAGTTACAGTTGTTACTGGCGGATCAGGCTACTCAAGCGCGCCAACGGTAACAATTATTGGCGATGGGAATGGGGCAACAGCCACAGCCACAGTTAGTCCTCCTCCACTAAATTTAAGGCTTTTGATAAATACTGGAAACCGACTCTTTGGAGTTGGATCTTCAACAAATAGAAATACGCTTTACGCATCAGACATACTTGATGCTACTGTTTGGGATTCTACAAACAGCATTGTTGTGAACGCAGATGACGGCGATGAGATTACGGCAATTGTCCAATACTATCAAAACCGAATTATTGTCTTCAAAAAGAGGCGCATATTTCAAGTAACAATACCACCAGATGCAACCACTGCAGCCGATTGGACTGTTCAGTTAATTTCAAATAATACTGGTTGCGTTGCAGAGGCAACTGCCGTACAGGTAAATAGCGACATATTCTTTCTTTCAGACGATGGAATTAGATCGCTTGTGCGTTCTGCGGCAGACGATTTTACATCTATTGGACTTCCTCTATCAGAGTTAATCAAAGACGTTATTCAAGAAATCAATGTTGCTAAAATTGGAATATCTACAGCACACTTTTACGACAACAGATATTTTCTTGCAATACCAACTGGAGCGAATGATTTTAACGACACAATCATTGTATACAATACTACGCTAGGAGCATTTGAGGGAACATGGACTCCGAATGTAATGCAGTTTGCATTAAGTAATTTTCAAGACCAAGGCTTGAGATTGATGATGAAATTGACAACTGGACAGATTACAATGTACAGCGGGTATAAAGTTTTAGCGCAAGTTACGACATCTGATTATAGAGATTTTGGTGTTTATACGACAACCACTGGAACTACTACAACTACTTCAACTGGTGTATTTGACTACGAATCTTATGTCCGCACTAAAGACTTTAATTTTGGCGATCCATTCTCGTTTAAGTATGGAAGTCATTTTGAGGTTATATTTGATGATTCATTTTCTACGGATACTACAATATCAATCCAGCGCGATTCAGATGTTGGAGATATAGATGTTCAGCCAAACCTAAACATTTCAAGTTCTGCATTGACGCTTGAATTTACACTTCCAGCCGTTCTGCCAACTTCAGTCAAGAAGAAGCTGGCAAGCGATCTACGCAAGTACGAAAAGTGGCGGTTGTTGAATGTCAAGATTCAGTCGGCAGCAAACAAGATGGCTATACGTCAAATCACGGCTGCTGCCAATCCAGATACAATTGAGATACAGAAAAGTATATGACGGCTGTTGAGTATATCGAGCAAAGCGGAGTTCCAGAAGCCATGTTGCCAAACTTGGCTGAGTGGTTTGGCTGGTTTGAGAAACAGGGCATGGTTGGTATTGTTAAGGATAATGATGGGATTGCTGGGGTGGCTTTAGCTAGGTGCATAAAGGATGGGCAAAAGGCTGACCATTATGTGCATAGCGAAGAAGGCGAGAATGTGTTTGTCGATTTGACTATCTCCTCAAAAGGTGCTAAATCCTTACGATGCTTGCTGTTGCTCCTTTGGGAGCGTTTTGGTCCTCGCAAGCGGATCACCTTTAATCGTTCTGGTAAACCAAGGAGTTACGACTATATGACATTTATGCGAAAGGCTAGGGTTTAACACCGTGGGTGGATCGCCTTCTATTCCATCACCGCCTCCTCCGCCCGACCCAGCAGCGGTAGCGCAGGCCAATGCAGAGGCATATAAAAAGAATATTGAAACATATCTTGAAAAGTCTCCAGAATTGGCAGAGATGGAAAACAAGCTTCGTATTCAGTATATGCCCCAACAGCGCGCGCTGGAGCGTCAATTATCAGCCCTAGACCAACAGGCAGGAGTTCAGGCTGGGATGCAATTGGAGCGTCAATATGGACCTCAAAGAACGCTAGAAAACTTGCGTAGGTCTTACGAACAAAGCCCACAAGCGTACGCCCTGAATCGCGGATTAGGCGATCAGATGACCCGCCAGTTCGAGCGTCTTTATGGCACATCGCCTTACGGCTCAGTCGAGCAGAACGTGGCGTTTAACCGTCAGCCAGGACCAGTTGATTTCTATGGAACGATTGGCACGAATATTGGCAATCCAGAATTAACAGTGGGAACTAAATAATATGCCAAATTTTGCAATTACAAAAACTACTGTTTATGATGTCAACGAAAAGGGTGACATTGTTCCAAGAGAAATAGATGACAAATTTCCTATTAACTCGAATGGGTTGAGAACTGGTCAAGGAAGTCTTCAAGACCAAACAGACAGAAGAAGGAGGGATTTAATTGGACAATCTCAGACAAGCTATGCCGAGGCCGTAAATAAATCAAACAACATAAAGATTAACAACCTTCAACAGAAGTACGACAAGCAACTTAGTGACGAAAGCACCCGCAACTCTCTTGCCTCCCAAATCCAAGCATTAACTGCTGGTGGGGGCGGAATGCAAAATCAAAACGCTGGTCCGCAATTCAACCAAGCCTTAGCACAGCTTTCCGCTGGGCGTAACTACGGATCGTCTGACCTTGG